CGTTTTTTTGTGAGCACAAGGACACCACCGACCCCCCGTTCCTTTTCTAACCCACAAAACACCTCGATCAGCCACGATCAGACTGGATCAGATTGATAAACCTTGAAACGGGAGAGATCCTTTTAGATCAGGCTCCTTCAGGATTAGGAGGTGTGCAAACACCGCGTATTTGCTCAAAACTCAATGATTTGCCGTCTAGGGGTCAAGAAATGATCGATTTTGCAGCTGAGATTGGCATACAGCTGATGGATTGGCAAAAGTTTGTTGCAATTCATGCACACAAAGTTAAAGACGATGGCAGGTGGGCAACTTCAGAAATAGGTTTGTGTCTTAGCAGGCAAAATGGAAAAAGTACATTAATGATGCTTAGAATTTTGACAGGAATGTTCGTGTGGAACGAAGGCTTACAGCTTGCATCAGCTCACAGGCTTACAACCTCACTTGAAACATTCAGACAGATTGTTACATTAATTGAACAACATCCAGATCTTGAAAAGGAAGTAAAGAAAATCCGCTGGCAACATGGAGCAGAGGAAATTGAGTTATTTGGGAATAGGAGGTTTGTTGTAAAGGCTGCCAACAATGCCGCTAGAGGTTTGAGTAAGCCTGAAACAATTCATATGGATGAGTTGAGAGAATACAAAGATGAAGATGCTTGGTCATCAATGCGTTACTCAATGATGAGTGCCAAAAATCCGCAGGTGTGGGTTTATTCTTCAGCAGGAGATCAACACTCAGTTATTCTAAACAAATTGCGTGAGAGGGCATTGGCTTCAGCTACAACCAATGACCCAATTGGGTGGTTTGAGTGGAGTGCCGAACCAGATGCGCCGATCCATCTTCCGTCAGGCGATATTAACTGGTCTGCATTTGCTCAAGCCAACCCATCATTAGGAATAACAATTCATCCTGATAACATCTTGGCTGCAATCAATGATCCACCAGATATTGTAAGAACCGAACTCCTTACCCAATGGGTGGACACAATAAACTCAGCTATTGATCCGCAAAAATGGGCGATGTGTCAAATAGATCCAATTCCATTAGATCCTGAACAACCAACTTGGCTTGGCTTAGATTTGTCGCCTGATAGAAAATTTGGAGCACTTGTAGCTGCCCAGCGATTATCTGGTGAAAGATTTTATGTGCAATTACTTCACACTTGGTCAAATGATTACAGCTTGAATGATTTAGCAGTTGCCAACGACATTGCACCTTATGTAAGAAAATACAACACGCAAACTGTGGCTTATAGCAAAAGGACAAGTCAAGCAGTTGCAAGTCGCTTAAGTTCTGCTGGTATTCAAGTTACTGATATGGACGGGGCTATCTATGCAGAATCGTGCGACCGATGGCTCGGTGCAATTAACTCGCACAGGCTTCAACATTCAGGGCAAGAGGAATTGACCCAACAAACATTATCAGCTGCTAAATTACCATTTGGCGATGGTTCGTGGATTATCGGAAGAAGAGCCAGCAGAGTTGCCGTCTGTGCTTCGGTGGCAAGTGCTCTTGTAACTTATTTTGCGACACAACCTGAAACGGAAACAGACATACAAATCGCTTAAACTAGACTTTATGGTATATTATGTGCTAATGGGATTATTTGATAGATTTTTGACAAATCAGACACCAACAATTCAAACAGATGTTGCTGCTGCCAATACGCCTTACAATTTACAATCAGCTGTTGGTGGATTATTTTATGGAGCACAAACTGCAACTCGCGAACAGGCAATGTCAGTTCCATCAGTTGCTAGAGCAAGAAATATAATTTGCTCAACAATTGGTTCTTTGCCAATTGAAACTTATAATCATTTTACAAAAGAACATTTAGATCCAAATCGTGTAATTATGCAACCAGATCCAAGAATTGCTGGTTCTGCTATTTATGCATGGATTTCTGAAGATTTGTTATTTCATGGAGTTGCATACGGACAAGTTTTAGATGCTTATGCTGCATCAGATAACAGTCGGGTTCGTGCATGGACAAGAGTTGCTCCAGATCGCGTTACATATAACTTAAATGCAAATCAAACCGAAATTACTTCATATATGGTTGATGGAATGCATGTTCCAGCAACAGGCATCGGTTCTTTAATTGTATTTAGTGGATTAGATGAAGGCGTATTAAATCGCGCAGGTCGCACAATAAGAGCTGCTCAAGAATTAGAAAAAGCTGCTGAATTATACGCCAAAGAGCCAGTTCCAACAATGGTATTAAAATCAAATGGAACTAATCTTGCACCAGAGCGAATTACAAAACTTCTTGAAAGTTGGAAAGTTGCTAGAAACACAAGAGCAACTGCATTCTTAAATGCTGATGTTGAATTAACGGCATTAGGTTTCGATCCACAAAAATTACAATTAAATGAAGCACGACAATACCTTGCAACAGAAATTGCAAGAGCAGTTGGTATTCCAGCATCATTTTTATCTGCTGAAACTACAAGCATGACATACAGCACGACCATTATGGAACGAAAAGCCCTAATCGACTTTAGTTTGAGAAATATAATAACGCCGATAGAGCAAAGATTATCTGCCGCTGATTTTGTTCCAAATGGTGTTGAAGTTCGATTTGATATTGATGATTTCTTGAGAGGTTCAGCATTAGAGCGTGCTCAAGTTTATGAAATCCTAAACCGCATCGGCGCAATGAGCGTTGAGCAAATCCAAGAAGAGGAGGACTTAATCCGATGAAGATTAATTTCCCAATTACTATAACGGCTGCCGATACAAATAAGAGAACCATCTCTGGAACTATCGTAAGTTGGAATGAAGCAGGAAATACATCAGCAGGAAAAACAATCTTTAGTAAAGACAGCATTGATTTCTCAAAGCCTGTTAAATTGTTATTAGAACATGATAAAACTCGCCCACTTGGAAAATTGGTTGATATAACTGCAAATGAGCAAGGATTAGAAGGCACATTCAAATTGGCTAAAACTTTTGCAGCTGATGATGCGCTTGAGGAAGCAGCAACTGGATTACGCGATGGATTTTCTGTAGGTGTAATGGTTGATGCATGGGATAACAAAGATGGCGCAATGGTTATTTCCAAAAGTTCATTATCTGAGGTCAGTTTGGTCGCAGATCCAGCCATCGCATCAGCTCGCGTTGAACGCGTAGTTGCAACAGAAACACCAGCAGAGAATTCCGAAGCAACCGCTGAGGATACAACAACACAGGAGGACAAAGTGTCTGATATAACTTCAGATGCTCCTATCGCAACCGAAGCGGTAGAAGCTGCAAAGTCTGAGCCTGTGGCAGTAGTAGCAGCGCAGTCAGTTGCTTACACAAAGCCACGCTCACCAATTAATTCAAAAGCAACTTACTTGGAGCACTCAGTTCGTGCTGCATTAGGTTCAGAGGAAAGCCGTCAGTATGTAATGGCTGCCGACACAACCAGCAATAACTCTGGTTTAATTCCAACTCCACAATCAACTGAAATCATCAACGGCATTTCAAATGCTGATCGTGGTTTAATTGACGCACTATCTCGCGGAGTTTTGCCAGCATCAGGAATGACATTTGAAATTCCTAAAATCACAACTGCTCCAACAGTAACACTTGAGGCAGAGGCAGCAGCAATTGATACAACCGATCAAGCATCATCATTTGTTCAGGTTGATGTTAAGAAATTTGCTGGCGGACAAACATTCTCAGTTGAACTTCTTGATCGTTCATCACCAGCATTCTTTGATGAGTTAGTTCGTCAAATGGAATATGCTTATGCAAAGACAACTGATGCTTATGTTGCAGGAGTTCTAGGATCATCTTGCGCACTAGCAACAGCTACACAAGACAACACAGCAGCAGGATTGCTTGGTTACACATCAGCAGCAGCAGCAAGTGTTTATTCTGGCTCACTTGGATTTGCTCGTAACTTAATTGTTAACAGCACACAATGGGGCAACATCATGGGCTACAACGACAGCGGTCGCCCAATCTACAATGCTTCACAACCTCAAAATGCAGGCGGAGCAGTTTCAGCTCAGAGCCTTCGTGGAAATGTTGCTGGCTTGGATCTTTATGTTTCTCGCTCACTTGATGGATACACAACTGGTGATCAGTCAATGATCGTAGTAAATCCAGATGCATTCACATGGTACGAAAGCCCACGCTTACAACTTCGTTCAGACATCACAGCAACTGGTCAAGTATCTGTTGCTTACTATGGCTACGGCGCATTAGCAGTTAAAATTGCTGGTGGCGCAGTTTGGTTCAACAAGAACTAAGTAAGCCCTTAATGCCTACTGGTGCTCCCGCTGGTAGGCAGCTATAAATGGGAGTCAAAGAGAGGAATTTATGCCAACAATTATCACCGCAACTCAGTTGCGATCCGTATTGGGTGTAAGTTCCTCTCTTTATGATGATACTTACCTAAATCAAATTATTGACACAGCAGAAACAGTTATTCTGCCAATGCTAGTTACATTCAAAGCACCAATCGAAAAGGTATCGCTGACAGATAATGTCGCTACTTTCACTACACTAGGAATACATGAATTCACCGAAGGACAATCAGTCATCATCACAGGATGCGGATCACCATACAACGGAACAAGAGTTGTCTTGGCAGATAATCTTGGACAATATACCTTTTCGCAATCGATCACTAATGCCGATATACTCGAGGCTAATGTCATCCCATCAGGAGTTGCTGCCCTTTCTGGCGGATCAACTTATGTTGGAAATGCAGCTGTTCAATCAGCTGTCTATACAGTTTCAGTCGAAGTCTTCCAAGCAAGACTTGCAGGTGGAGGACAAATTGAAGGAGTAGATTTTACTGCAACTCCTTTTAGAATGGGCAGATCATTATTCAATAAATGCGTGGGCATATTGGGAAGTTACATAGACACCGAAAGCATGTGTCAATAAATGGCTAACCAAACAATACTTGAACAAATTAGAACACCTTTAGCAACCGCTTTATCTAGCGTTGCAGGAAATGTGTATTCATTTGTGCCTGAAACAGTTATTCCACCAGCTGTAGTAGTTGTTCCAGATAGCCCATATTTAGAATTTGAAACAATCAGTAAATCAAACATTCGTGCAAAGATTAATTTTACGATCTCAATTGCAGTTGCATATAACAGCAATCCTGCTTCACTCGACAATATCGAGCAGCTAGTCATAAGTGTTCTGGCAGTAATTCCAAATGGATATATTGTCAGCTCGGTCGAAAGACCAACAGTAACAACAGTTGGAGCAAGCACGCTGCTAATCGCAGATGTCAGAGTCAGCACCTACTACACACGAACAATCTAAGGAGAATCATGGCAACCCAAGTAATTACAGGTCGCGATGTTTCGCTGTCTTTTTCAGGTTCATTAGGAACAGACATCGATGCGCAAGCACTTTCAGCGACTTTAACAAAAACAATTGATCGTCAAACCTATCAGACACTTGATGGTGAGGCATACAAGACAACCAATGTTGAAGCAGAATTTACAATGGAACTTCTAGCAGACTGGGGCAAAACTTCTTCAGTATGTGAGGCTCTATGGGCAGCAGCAGACAATTCACCAGATACAACTTTCACAGTTACAATGACAGTTACATCAGGACACACTTTTGCGTTTGACTGCTTACCAGCTTATCCAGCACCAGTTGGCGGAACAGCACCAGATGCACAGACTGCAACATTTACTTTTAAAGTATCTAAGGGTGCAGTAACAGAATCACTATAAGAAAAAAACGGGAGCAAAATGAAACTACAAATAAATATCGAATACAACTCAGGCGAGCAAGCAACATTTACCGCCCAACCGCCTGAGTTTGCGAAATGGGAAAAACAAACAGGAAACATTATTAGTCAAGCATCCGAAAAAATTGGAATGTGGGATTTAATGTTTTTAGCATATAACGCTCATAAGCGTGAAGCTGCTGGAAAGCCTGTCAAATCTTTTGAAGTATGGATGGAAACAGTTGCAGACATTCAAGTCGGTGATGCAAACCCAAAAGCCATCCAGTCGGAAGCCTAAATAGATTATTGGTTCAGTTGGCAATAGCCACACA